TCCGATAGCATTTTTAATCGCTTCCAGATCTATCGCTTTTGCATTGTTCATATCTTTACCAATCAACGACGTATTTACATGTTTAACAAGGGAGGAACATGTTAACAAGTTACGAGGTTTTACTGGATCAAACGTCGCATTCTCATCATCAAAATCTCCGATATGAAATAGCGAAAAATCTTCTGGGTGTTTATTAATCATCGATTGTCCATCATTAACCAAGTCCTGTATCGCACGAATCGCCATACCTTCACGAGGCATAAAAAAAGGCGTACCAAATACGGACGCCTTACTATCGAATATCGAGAACATCATTGTTTTCATTTTTTTTCTCCTTTGTATTTTTGAATCATTAACCTCAACACTTCATCCAATTTCATATTCATTGCGTAATTATTTAACATAATTACTTTCATTTCTGAATCAAGTTTTTCAAACCTCATCACCAAGTTATATCTATACTTCTTTTGCTTGATCTTATTTTTTTCTTTTTGCGAGAACATTTTTTCCTCCTATACTTTATTTCTTAACATTATTTCCTGTCTTTCTTCTTGAACCAAAGCTTTCACAGCCAACCTATCTGGTCCATACTCGTCGATATATAAGGGTTTTCCATCGACAATTTCTTTACTCCATCTCTTACCAGTCAACAACCTTTTTTCTTTCACCAAATCATGCATTTGTGGATTTTCTTTGTCAAGTATATTGTCATAATATTTTGGTGGCTTCATCCTAATGCCACGCCCGATATATTGATCTGACGGATAAAGGTCTTGATTATATACATCGTACCAGCTGCGCCCAATACCAGGGCGCCGAGACATAGTAACATACTCAGCAGTACGTATCTCGCCTGTCCTCTTATTCGCATAATACTCATCCTTTGACAATATTATATTTCCACGTCTGTCAACTACATTTTCTTTATTTGTACGTTTCTTTAAGACATATCGCGCAACATAAGCCGCTGATTCAAACGTCACATCACCAATGACAGCATGTCCTTTTCCCCATAAATCACTTAACTCTTGACTATTGTATAACCTATTTCCATTGTCCACTTTATAAAGCGTTTTATCATCAAACGCACAATTAAAAAGAATCGAATGATAATGCGGTCTCGCCGTCTCTTCACCATATTCTCCACAATGAAAGAATCTTATTGCATCTTTCTCTTTATTCCACGATCCGACTGAATCCATCTTATCCCTGAATCTCTTCTGTCGCAACCTCTTCATGAACAATTGATAATCTTCCAACACAAGACTTCCACTTTTAGGCAGGTTTGCATCGTCATACGTCAACGTTACAAATGAATTTTCTTTCCACATTGATGCCTCATTTACACATCTCAAGGCCCATTGTCTTGATCTTTCCAGTCTACAACCTATACACTGACCACATGGTACATCCTGCTCCTCTGTTCCCTTTGGAGCTTTCCATATTATTGGTCTTTTCCCATTTTCATTTACTGGTCCTTTAAAACCATGTAGAGGGTAATAACAGGTCATTTTTCGTCACAGACGAATTCCACCACGCATAGAATACGATGACCCTGAATTATTTTTCTTATGAATACGGTCTGCAGCATAACTAAAATACTTTTTTGAATGTCTTTTGTTCATTTTATGTCTGTACATATTTATCTCCTATTTCGCTTGGGATACCTGCTTAAGATAAACCGCTATTCCACACGCTCAAAGTTTATCGTATTTAAATTACCTACGAATACATTTGAACCAAGACATATATCGCCATAACGGCTTTTGTCACGATGTTCAATAACATATCCGTGATTTGTACTTACTACCAAACTGCACCACTCACATATCGTATTCATATCTTCCACCTTAAATTTAGGCCGCCAGAGGACCTAGGATATCCCTCCCATATGCTTCAGGCGACGGCCAAATTCTATTTTCAAAAGGTGTCAGTCCGCACAGTTACATCAAGAGGTTATACTGTGCGGTACGCCCTTCGGGCGCTGGGGATACACCCCAGACCCCGTTCAATCGGCAAAATACAGCCGATTGCTTCACGTATAAAAAATCTTCGATTTTTATACGTATCTTCCATAAACATTACTTTACAGGCGCCTCAGGCGCCTTTTCTTCCACTGGCTTTACAATCAAGCCCAACTTATACGCTTCTTCTTTATTATTCGCATCAGATAGGAACGAAAGTAACTCACCCGGATCGTTTTTAAATCGTTCCCTGACAGATGCATCGAATTGACCAAATAGCGTTTCCGCTTCCATTACTGTTTCCAACGCCTGCTTATAATCTCCTATGTTTGACACATCACCATAAAAGGGTTCACCACTGGTAGTAACAGGCATAAAGCCTTCATTTTTTGCTTTTGCAACAATAGTATCAATATCACATTCTTTACGAAACGACTGTTTCGTCATACTTGGTCCAAAAGCTAAACAATCCAATCCTTCATACTTTTTTCCATACATTGACATAGTTTCCTCCTATTGACTTGGTCCTTTCTTTTTACGATTACCACTTGTTAAATATTTTAACGATCCACCAAACAATCCAGCATCTCTTGCAGCTGATGTCACATCTCCAGCTCTTGATGCCAAAGCATCAAATATCGCAAAACTTTTTGGATATTTCTTTTCCAACCTTAATCTATTATTTAATGACCATGCTTCATTTTCAGCCATTCTTCTATTTGCACTTGTTAAATTTGCCTGCTCTGTTTTTAAATATCCTTCTGCAGCGTTCGTTTCCTTCAATTGGTTATTAAGTTTTATCCTACTCTCTGCCTCTCTCATTTCCTGTTTAAATCTTTGATAATCTAAAGCACTTGAAACAATTTGGGACGGATCAACCGGCGCAATATTAGGCATCGCACCACCTGGGGTTGAAGCACCAGAATCAGCTGATAATATCGGATTTAATCCAGCCGCTTTAAGATCAGCAACTTCCCTCTGATGAGCACTCGAACTCATTCTTTCCTGGAATGCCATTTGTTCCCTTGACATTTGTATATTCGCAGTATTTGCATCTCTCTGTGCCATATAACTACCGACACCAGGTATTAATGCCATTGCATCTTTAAAAAACCCTTCTCCGGTATTTGCCTCACCTCTTCCAAACTGAAATACACCAGCAGGACCACCAACAATTCCCATTCCTAAATTCTTACCAATTTTCTTTAAGAGTCCCATATATTCTCCAATTTATCCTCCCCCCACCCTCATGGGGGGAGGAGAGGATGTTCTCGCACCCTAAATCAGAAATGATCAATCAATCCTGGTACACCATACACCGGCATTGGTCGAGCACATTTCAAATCAAAATAAGAATCAAATATAAAATGTGGTTCCACCGGTACAGCAATACAACGATCAATCGGTGGATCTTCTTGAATAAACGCAGCATTTAATACTGGCTGACTTGTGTACGCTTGAGCCAAATGCCAAAAATCTAACGTTCCACTTGCACCACCAGCAACCGCATTACTTCTAAATAATCCAGTCACCATGCTTGGCTTGTACCGATATTCTGCATACCTTTCTTGATACCCATAAACTCCATCTTTTTGGTTTGCACCTGTTCCATCCGGTAGGTTTGCATATATTTCTTTATTTATTACCTGTTGCTCACCAATATGTGCCAATGCTGGCCAGTAGAAATTATACTTTGTCCTACGAGAGAACATCGTATTTAATCCATATTGATAAGTCTGATCCGCTCTCACAGATACCAACCCCAATATCACGCAATGCTCAGTAAAGGATTTTGTAAATCCATGTCCATTAAATGCAACTGTACCAAACGCAGCCAAATTACCTTGAGGAGTTGTATCACCAATCGTTGCCAATGCAGAGCTTGTTTTTTCTACAGGGTGAATATTAATACGTGCACTGCCCCCTCCTAAATACTCTGGCCTTTGTAAACGACTGTCTGGAGACGTTACTCCAAAATGTGCCTTTATGATTTCAGTATAACGGGTTCCGCCACGTGCATCTCTCTCCAACAATTTTTGCAATTGAAACGCATTGCGCAATGCGTTAATAGTCGCAGCCGTAGCAGTCGACAAATCCGCTTGTAATCCCGTTTGGGATCCAAATTTTGCATTCTCTACAATCACACCACCCGAATAGTTCATCACATTCGCAGCTGCCAACGTCAAGTTTTTATCAACGTTATTCGTAACACCACGAATCAGAATTGCATTGTTATTTGTAACTACTGGAGCCGACGTACCCAACGGTAATGTTACATCCGCACCTTTTTGAGGCCATGGCAACGCACTTGTAAAATAATCATGACGTTTTCCACGACGTAACAAAACATAATTTGAATATGTATCTGGACCGTCTCCTTTATCTACCGTAACAGAATTTTGAAGATTCTGATCCCGAAACCATGTATTCCAACATAGGTTATATGCACGATGCCACAACGAATTAAAAGCTATTCCAGTTGTTCCACCACCACCATTTAGAGGTTCAATAGGAATTCCCATATAATCTGATAGTGATCCAGATGCTACTCCACCTGACGCAACATTGGGTGCAACAATTTGAGGTACAACATAACTCGTTGAATCACCTGGATTGTCCTGTGCACCCATAAATTTTTCGAAGTTGTTCCAGATCAAACGAATTGGAATCGCAAAGAAAAACGAATCCAAATACATATTATCCATTATGGGTTTTAATGGTGTAGCAAGTCTTGCAAATGCAGACATTCTTAAGTTAAACGTATCACCAGGCAACGCCTCATCCAAATATACTGGAATTAAATATCCCGCATCGAATGTTGTTTTATGACCAAACGATCTATCAAACGTTGAGCGAGGTATTGTTGCTGTAGGTACCTGACTAAACTGATGTTGAATTGGACTTTTCATTATACCCTCCGTGTATTTGCTTCTACCGTCGCCATCTTATCGTTCAGCAGTTGCAATTGATTAATTATTTCCAACATTAAATTTTCATTCATATTACTCCTCCTTTCCATTTCCTCCGATAGCATTTTTAATCGCTTCCAGATCTATCGCTTTTGCATTGTTCATATCTTTACCAATCAACGACGTATTTACATGTTTAACAAGGGAGGAACATGTTAACAAGTTACGAGGTTTT